ATTACAAGGCATCACACTAATAGCATTGAATCCATACTGCTCACGATAAGATTGACACATCTTGATTCCTGCAATCTTTGCAATCGCATAAGCATCATTAGTGGTCTCCAGATGCCCACTCAAGAGAGCATTTTCAGTGATAGGAATCTCAGAAAACTTTGGATAGATGCAAGATGATCCAAGAAACAGCAGTTTCCTTACACCACTCCAGTATGCAGAATCAATTACATTGCTTTGAATCATGAGATTTTCATAGATCATCTCAGCTTTGTGATTCTTATTCCCAAGAATACCACCAACTTTTGCTGCGGCAAGGAACACATAATCGGGTTTGACTTCATTAAAGAAAGATTTAACCTCACTTTGATTCGTGAAGTCAACTACACTGCGAGTTCCCTCAACAATATTAGTGTATCCTTTTTCCGTTAAGTTCCTCACGATTGCTGATCCAACCATACCATTGGCACCAGCGACCAAAATTTTAGAATTCTTTTCCATACCAGTTAATAGTGTTTTCTAATCCTTGTTGCAAAGTAAATCTAGGAGACCACCCTAAGTCACGACGAATTTTAGTTATGTCAGTTGAGTACCTGCGGTCATGTCCAGGTCTGTCTGAGACATATTCTACCATAGACTCGTCCAGTTTCAAATGATTTAAGAGCATCTTCACAATTTCAATGTTCTCTACCTCACATTCACCACCAATGTTGTATTTTTCACCAACCACTCCAGAATCTCTGACGGCAATCAATGCTTCACAATGGTCTTGAACATAAAGCCAGTCTCTAACTTGTTTCCCATCACCATAGACAGGAACCTTTTGTCCAGACAATAGTTTGTTTATGATAGTCGGAATAAACTTTTCATTGTGCTGTCTCGGTCCATAGTTGTTAGAGCAGTTTGTGATGATTGCTGGCAGTCCATAAGTGTTGTGGTATGCCATTACAAAGTGATCACTTGCTGCTTTTGATGCAGAATATGGATTTCTTGGAGAGTAATTAGTAGTTTCTGTGAAAGAACCCTCTGATATTGAACCATAGATCTCATCAGTAGAAACGTGCATGAATCGTTCTATGTCATACCTCAGAGAAAGATTCAATAGGTTTACAGTTCCATTGATGTTAGTTTTAATAAATGGAGAACAATCCTTAATAGAATTGTCTACATGACTCTCTGCAGCAAAGTGAAAGATTGTTTGTGGTTTGTGTTTCTTAAAAATAAAATCGCAATTGTGTTCATCAGAGATGTCAGTTACATATAACTTAACTGCTTCTGGAACATTATTTTTATCTGAAGCATAAGTCAAACTATCAATACAGATAATCTCTTCATCAGTTGTATCTACCAAATGATGCAAAAAATTACTTCCAATAAATCCTGCACCACCAGTTACTAGTATACTCATTTTTGACCGTATTTTTCTAAAAGTTCAGGAGAATATTGCTGTATGTCTTTAATATTTTTTTCTTGTCTCTTTTCATTCTCAAGAGTATACACTCTATTACGAAGTTCTGTAGTTGAATATTGATGTCTCCTTTTGTGATAATGAATCTGAATGCCATTATCAATACAATATTGTTTTCCAGTTACCTCAACGTCTCTGTACTCTTCACTTAAAAATCTAATGTGAAACGTTTGTGTCTTGATTAGATTAAGAAGGTCTGCTTCTGTGTCATACAATAGAATTTCATCTACGTATTTACATGCTTGAATCTGAGCATATCTTTCGTAGATAGATTGCACTGGTTTATTCTTTAAACCAGGTCTATCAATTGTTGGGTCAACTTGAAGTGCTACTTTTAAATAGTCACACATCTCTTTTTCCATTTTAAGCATAGTGACATGCCCAGCATGAAAAAGATCAAAGCAACTACAATTGAAACCTATTTTCATATTAAAAATCTTTTTTATAATTATACAAAAAAAGAGAGGTTTGTGCAACCTCTCTTAATTTCATGTAGGTTATGCAGGCTCGCCACTTGCCCTTTGACTGGAGGCAAGAAACCAGGCGGGAGTTAAACCCCATCCGCACCACTTGCCTTTCAGGATAGGCAAGAAACCTTAGAGATCGCCAAGTCTACCTTTTACACCAGGAGTCTCTTTTAATCTTTCAAGTAAAAGATTTAACTTTGCTTCCAGAGCATCAAGTCTTCCAGAGTCTGACCCACCACCACATGGAGTGTGTGCCTTTGCTTCCAGTGCTTGAAGACGCTTTTCAACTTCATTTGAAGTTCCTGCGCTAGCAGCTGGTCTTGCTGCTGATCCTTTAGTTGCCATAGTTATAAAAAATAAAACTCTTAGATTATTTAGTTTTAAGGGGTCTTTTGACTCCACCAGTTCTGTTATAGTCCATCCGTGACTGAGGGGGGTATCCCGACCAGGGCAGGTTTAGAGACTTTCCGAGTCTTCATCATCACGAACATAGCAAGGAACACGATCTGGATCTAACCATTTCGTATATTCAAAATCTTCAATGGCAGTCAGAAGTTGCATCTGATTGTCAAGAAGATACATGTCTCGGTAACGCTTGGTCCAACTATCTGCTTTTTGAATGCGATAGTCTGGGTGTCCATTTTCCAGAACACCCGTCTCTACATAACGATAAGGAAAGCGTTCAAATACAACTTTCATCAAGCGACCTCAACAGACTCAAGATCAGATGCAACATATTCCATAAGAATGTCATAGTCATCCATAGGATCACCAGAGAAAACTACACCTTCATTCTCATAATAGCGACGAACCTTTTTGAAAAGTTTCGGATTCTTTACATCAAGGAAAAATTCACCATTTGCTGCACCACGAAGGGTCTGAACGTCTTTCTTGAATTTTGAAGTGAGAGTCATTGTTTTGTGTGTTGACCTTAGTATTATAAGGGTTTGACTCCGAAGAGTCAAGTGCTCCTTGCGTGGATCGAACACGCCTCAGGCGAATTATGAGTTCGCTGCATTCACCAGATTGCTAAAGGAGCAGGTAGGAGTGCTGGGAATTGAACCCAGACTACCCCGTTATAAGCAGGGCGCTCTGACCGATTAAGCTACACTCCCTCAGGATGCTTCGTTGTGTTCTGTGTACATGCGTATGAGTTCATCATCCGCTGGTATCATTACTGCTCTCTCGCCTGTTATTGTATTTTCTATTCCTATTGTCTCACCATTTTCTACTCTGTCCAGAAGAGTGTCCCAATTCTCTTGCCAGTATTCCACTGAATAAAAATTCATAGTTGACATATTTAGACATCGGGGCGACAGGATTCGAACCTACGACTTCTGCTTCCCAAAAGCAGCGCTCTACCAAGCTGAGCTACGCCCCGTTGTTGTTTACCTGTATATTATAACCTCACTTATGATGCTTGTCAAATGGAGCCCAGTGCTGCCAGTTGTATTTGTGGACTGCCCAGATACCAATAATAGGTACAAAGATAAGAACATAACAGATAGTGCCCAAGAATAAATCGTTGTTTAATGCTGCTGCCGCGAAGTGTCCCATTTTTCTCTAAAGTATCTATCGACGTGGTTTAAGCAATTAAGTGGTGCTTTCTGATCTGTAAATGACCAATCATAACAGAAATCAATCATGTCTGCTGTTACACGATCAACTCCAAAAATTCTTGAAAATGAAGATGTTGCAAAATGAAATCTAACTCTAATGTGCGGTGCCATTCCCCTTATAGTGTTCGGATTCATAGTAATGCCCTTTCTTTGAACCGAAATAAAGTGTAGCGATTACAAAAGGTATTGCAACTATAATGAGTGCTTTTCCTAACAGATGTTCCATTACTGATCAATCCCCAGTTCTTTTAAGTAGTCTATCCACCATTGAGGATCCTTTATCATTTTCCATTGCGGAACCTCCAGACCCCTTTCAGAATAATACTCAAACAGAGCATCATCTATAATCTGTTTTACTTCCATATTCCTCTTCCTCTTCATCAACGTCTGCATATGCATTTGCCACATAAGGTCCGTGTGGTCGTTTGGCATCTTCTCTGACATACTCTTGCTCAGAATTAACAGCAGCAATCCATAATGAGAGTTTCATTATTATGTAGATGATTGCTAGTGGTAGAAAACAGGCAACGAGAATAAGTGGTTTCATTTGTCTTTCAGCAACTCTTCTATTCTTTTACGCATATTGCTACTATCTTGTTTCATATAGTCCCGAAGAGAATATCCACGATGTCCCCTCATAATCATCGTGCCTTGATAAAACATCGTGGCAGCAAAAAGTAAAAGCAGGACAATACCTATCAGTTCAGGGTAATGTGAAGCCATGGTAGTACAGGTGGAATAACACCAATCAGTCTCAGAAGTCCCTCAGCAAATAAAGCAAGAACCACCCAACCGACGCACATGCTAATGATAGAAGCATTACGATTGTGTCGTCGTATTGCTGCATCGATCATCTCCTGACATTCTTTACGTGTTACCAAATGGTCAGGATTAATTTGTTCCATTCTATGTGCCATAAAGAGGTGGTTTTCCAAGTATTTTGTCAAGGGGATCTGGTTGCCCAGATGTAATAGCACAGGCTCTTTTGTAAAACATATTGTCTGTATTACCAGACTGTTCGAAAGTTTCCTTGATCCTCACCCAATTTTTATAGGTGTGTTGATCCATTTTGCTAGTTTTAATTACATACTAGCTATAATAGTCAGTAGTTTAAACCTGTCAACTATGTGTTGATTTCAAAAAAGTGTTGAAGAGATTGTTAAGAGTGAGTAGTGAGTAGAGACTACTAGGCAATGCCAGCATCACTTAGACGCTGCTCAAGGGTTTCGATCTTGGCAAGTGCTTCTTGCAATGCCTTGGTCAGCGGTGCAATGAATTGGTCATAACGGAGTGATTGAGTGCTTTCGGGATCGTCTTTGTCCTCAAGCACCCAGCCGCCAAAATCAACGCCAGCATCGTCAGCGGCTTGTTTTACTTCTTGGGCAATGAAACCCCAGTGGGTGCGCTGACCAGGGGTTGATTCGTAGACCCAGTTATTATCCTCGTCGTATTCGCCAGTATGACGTTTACCGCCTTCAATCCACTTGTAGGAAACAGGGCGGAGAGCTTTGATGAAATCAGAAGCTAAAGACGAATTAGTGACTTCAGTTTTAAGGCGTTCATCTGAAGTTTGAATTGTTCCATTTGACGCCCATACAGCGGACCACCTGTTTCCTGAT